TTTCTCCTTTGCTTTTTAATATGGATATTATTGACATTTACACAGTTAATTATTCAGCCTCAAATTTCCTTTTCATAAGATTTTCGCCATTGTATTCAAGCACTATATCAACTCCTTTAATAGGTTTGCTTTCCATCAGAGGGGTCAAGTACCCCTCTGATACACTTTTTACCATCAGTTTACTTCCGGTGCTTCTTCCTTCGAGTGGTATTCGTCATACCAGTCGTCAAAATGCTTAATCTCATTTACCTTAATTGCATCCATAACGGGATTCCGCTTTCGGATATATTCCGAGCGTACCCAATTTAATGCAGCTGCGGCTTCTCCAACAGTGTAGTCACCACTTTCTACAGCCGCCTTGATTTTCAAATACAATTCAGCATTTACTCTCTCGGTTTTCATTGGTTCACCCCCTTTCATTGTGAGCCGCCGCTCGCCCGGGCGGCTTTTTTACGTGCCCGCCCGCCATATCCAAGCCATAGTTGACACCGCGCCAAAACTGGAAAAAGCTGTTTTGGCTTTCGACCGGAAGCCGCTGTTCAAAAGGCTGTTTCCGCTCTTTCTTCGAGCGGTGCTACCTATTCCGCAGAGGAAATGAGACTTGCGCTTGCAATCACTCAGGCTTCTGCATTTGGGTACAAAGAGCTTCTTCGCCTTTACCATAACTGGCTGATGGCGCAAATGTGGTCCAAAATGCCCTGGAAAGCGCATCCGCAAAATCCTTTTTTGTAATCAAATGCGTATCTTTCCCTTGCCGCTCTTGTACCGCTAATACAAGAGCGGCAATTTCTTTCGGGTCGCCATCTATTATGATTCTCACATGCTCACCCCCTTTCATTGTGATCCGCCGCTCGCCCGGGCGGCTTTTTTTACACGCCCGCCCGCCGCTTCCGGCGAGGGGCGGCGGTTATGTTCCGGTGTGCGTCGGCTCTGCCTGCTGGTGAGCGGCCAGCCCGCCCGCCATATCCAAGCCATAGCTGACACCGCGCCAAAACTGGTAAAAGTTTTCCTTCTTTTCAGGCCGCACCTTTTCCGCAATGTCAAACAGGTTGACCGTTTCAGGCAGTGCGTCGCCGGAAATTCTTGTTTCTGTCCGGTATGCCATCTGGAATACCCTCCTTTCTGCCGCCGCGCTCGTGTGATCGGTGCGGCGGCTGGTTTGTGGATTGCACCCGCCTTCCGTTCATGGTATAATCGAAGCGGAAGGAAGGTGAAATAATTGCCTAAAGCGTACTATTGGTATAGAAAACACCTGAAAAATTTTTACGGTTCATTTCACGAAGGGGCAGAATTGAAAGCAATTACATCCCCGGAAATCCTGCTTCAATATCCATACGGAGAACAGCTCAGACGATATTTTTCTTATCCTTTCAGTCCTCACGGGCTGTCGATGCTTTATGAAAGGAAGTGGCCTTGTAAAGAAAATTCGTGGAATACCAACTATCAAGAGCCAATTACAGAATTATTCTTTGAGCTTGTCCGCCAAAGGCTTTTTCCTAAAGCCCTTTCCAGGCTTTCATGTATTTTCGCTTCTGAAACGCTCGAAGATGCCGAAAGATGGATGAATATTTTTCTCGAATGTTCCAAAGATGGTAAAAATCCTCCGCCTGAAAGTCTTTGGGAAATTGAATTTGAATCCAGCTCCAAACCCAAACCGTATGACGCCAAATGGCTTGATGTCCCTCCGGATGATAGTTTTTTATTCGGAGCGTATTTGGAGAACGCTCGAAAATATTGGAATCATGTTCAAACCGCAAGCCCCTTGCCGGAGTTACTTATCCCATACCCCGTCGTCGTCTCGCATCTTGTCCGGAAACTCTAAAGGATGGATGCTATGAGTGAACCGCGGCGGAAACCTCGGATACCCGGTCAACTCCGATTCCACCATCTTGAAAACATCAAGCATATCACTTACTGTTGCCGCGCTCTCTGCCAAGATCGCGGCAATTTTTTTTGCAGCTAATACCTTTTCCGCTCCGCACATCGGCCACGTTCTTTCATGCTTTTCCGCTCGATTACAACTCATCCTGCTCATCCTCCGCTTTCGGTAATGCCTGTACAACCAGATATTCCCGCGTCCACTGGAAAATATCGTACATATCATCTACGGTTGCAGTGCTTTCCGAAAGGAGCTTTGCTATCTTTTCTGCTATATCCCGCTTGTCGCTGTAGCTCATTTCCCAATGCTGATCGTGCTTCGTGCGCTGTGTCATGCTGTCCACCGCCTTTCTGTTGATTGTGCTATTATTATACATCGATTAGAAATGTTTGTCAAGCCTATTTTTATTGATTCTGAAATGTTTATTGACGTAGCTATGTTTTTATGGTATGATGGAATTGTGTAAAGGAGGTGATTAAATGTCCTTAGGTGAGCGAATCAAGCAGGTTCGGAAGGAAAAGAGCCTAACGCAACAGGCTCTTGGTGATCGAATCGGAGTGAAACAAAACACTATTGCCTTGATAGAATCAGGGAAGCGTAATACCTCGGACCAACTTCTTATATCCATCTGCCGTGAATTTAATATCAATGAACATTGGCTCCGCACAGGTGAGGGGGAAATGTTCATTAAGCCGGACACTTTCAGCTTGGATGAATACGCAAGGGAGCGCGGAGCGACGGAGCTTGATCTTGCCATTGCGAAAGTGTACTTCGATCTTCCGCCTACGGTCCGGGCTGATATGCTGGCCGACTTGAAAAAGCTCTTGAACAGAGTTGAACAGACCAACGGTCAGGAATCCGCCGAAGCGCCGCCGCCTGCCCCGTCTCCCAAAATCGCAGCCGTTCCCGCTCGACCTGCTGAACAGATCGCGCCCGACCCCGACCGCACCGCGTGGGAACAGGAAGCAGACGAATTTGCCGCGATTGCCCGCGCTCAATTCCTCCAAGAGAAGAAACGGGAATCCGGAGTATTGTCTGCGAGTACATCCGACGCGGGATGAATCTATGAATTTTTGCAACAAAAAAGCCGCCTGCATATGCGGGCGGCGCATTCAAGAAAAAGGAGACTGTTTGTAAATGCCTACATTGTCAATGTTCTATGGTATTATCGTTCGTATGTATGCAGAAAGCGGCGGACAGCATAACCTTCCCCACATTCACGCATCATTCAGCGGTCATGAAGTCGTTCTCGATCTGGAGGGCAACGTCATAGAGGGCAGTATGCCAAAGGGGAAAATGAAATTGCTGCTTGCCTGGGTTGAGCTTCACAAAGAAGAATTGGAGGCCAACTGGCAGCTATTGAGCGAAAACGAACCGGCTTTCAGAATCGCACCGCTGCAATAAAGGAGGGTCTTTTATGAATCCGCGCCCAATCGCTGTAAAGCCGCTGGAGGATTATGAGCTTTTAGTCACCTTCCAGAATGGCGAAACAAAGATTTTCGACGCAAAGCCGCTTTTGTCTTTGCCCCTTTACAAACCCCTAAATAATAAGGGCTTTTTCAGCACGGCAAAGGCCGATGGTATGTGCATTTACTGGAATGAAGATGTTGATCTTTGCCCGGATATGGTCTATACAGATTCCAGACCCGCATAAAAAAGAGCCGCCCGGTGCTGGCACACCGGGCGGCGGGTATTAGTATGATTCTTTTGGACATTATACCCTTGCCTTTATTGTACCACAAAGCGCAGGGGTATGAAAGGGGTATTTTATGAAAAAGCAGGAAGCCGCAGAAAGAAACGCGGTGATTTACGCCCGCTATTCCTCGCACAATCAGACGGAACAAAGCATAGAGGGACAACTCCGCGTGTGCCACGAATACGCCAAACGGGAAGGGTATGCCGTTGTCGGCGAGTACATTGACCGCGCCATATCTGGCAGGACGGATGACAGGCCAGACTTTCAACGCATGATTGACGATTCCCGCAAGGGCGCGTTTCGGTATGTCATTGTTTACCGGCTCGACCGATTCACCCGCAACCGCTACGACAGCGCGATCTATAAGCACAAACTGAAAAAGAACGGGGTCAAGGTTCTTTCGGCCATGGAAAACATAGGGGACAATCCCGAAGGCGTTATTCTGGAGGCCGTGCTGGAAGCCAGCGCCGAATATTACAGTTTGGAGCTTGCGCAGAAAGTAAAGCGCGGTATGCGCGAAAGCGCCCTGAAGGGGCAGTATTGCGGCGGTACGGCCCCGCTCGGATATAAGAGCGCAGGCGGGCGGCTCGTGATTGATGAATCGAAAGCGCCCTACATCAAGAAAGCCTTTGAGGATTACGCGGCAGGGGTCCCCAAGCGCCAGATTATAAACGAATTAAACGCGGCGGGTCTGCGAAACCGCAACGGCAAGCCCTACGGCAATACAGCCTTGCAGGCGACTTTGCGAAGCGAAAAATATATCGGTGTCCTTCGCTGGAATGATATTGCGGTGGAGGATGCCTGCCCCGCGCTGATAGATCGTGAAACCTTTGACAAGGTGCAAGAGCGCATCCAGCAGAACAAGCGGCAGGCCGGGAAGAACAAGGCAAAGGTCGAATACCTGCTGACCGGCAAAGTGTTCTGCGGCTGCTGCGGCGATACAGTAACCGGGGTATCAGGGCGCGGGCGGCATGGTGATATGCACTATTACTACTGCTGCCATGGTCGTCGCACGCGCAGCGGATGCAGGAAGCAGCATGAAAAGAAGGATTTTCTTGAATGGTATGTTGTCGAACAGACGGTGCAGTATGTGCTTACCCCTGAGCGGATGCAAATTATAGCGGAGGCTGTTGTCGCCGAATACAACAAGGAATTCAACAGCGGCAAAATTAAAGAGCTTGAAAAGCAGATCGCGCGGATTGATCGGGAACTGAATAGCCTGGTTGATACGCTGGTTGATGCGCCGAAATCTGCCCGCCCTCGCATCTATGAGAAACTGGAAGCGGGGGAAGCACAAAAGGCCGATCTGGAAATCGACCTTTCAAAGCTGCGCATCACCTGTAAGATCAGACATACCGAAGAAGAAATTATTGCGTGGCTGAAACTGTTCTGCAAGGGCGACCTGTTCGACATGGAATTCAGGCGGCGTATTATTGATACGTTTATCAACTCTATTTACATATATGACGACAAAGTAATCATTTTTTACAACATTCGCGGCGGAAAGCAGATTTCCTATATTGATATGCTCGACGCAACCGAAGGATTCCCCGGCCTCGAGGACCAGCCGCAAGGCTCCGCCGATGCCGGGGGAGACCCCAGAAATGAAAAGAAGCCGGACACCGTTACCGATGTTCGACTTCTAAATGGTATGGTACAGCAAAATATTCAGAATGCAAACCCCATTCTCGTATTTGTGCATGATCTTTTTGGATGCATCTTCATTAGGAATACCGATAAATAATTGAAAGCCCGATGCGTTTCGTCGCACCGGGCTTTGTTTTGTTTACCTAAAAATCATCTGGGTACGGAGCATTTTCTTCCCATCTGTACCCAAATAGACATTGTTTTCCATCATATTGAATCTCTTTTGATGTTCTTTTCCCAATATAATCCTTGTTTTGATGAATGCAATCCACACACCATGGACCAAAACCTGGTCCTTCTGCCCCGCACACCTTTTTATTTTTTGCCTCCATACCTAAATTGTCCCTCCCCCCCCCGCTCGAAAGTGGTATATCCTTTTCTGACCTTCTGAATTTAATTTTTCGTCTCCTCCTGCATCTGCGCATAAATTTCCGGGCTGTCCCGCTCTATCTTTTCTTCTATGGCTGCAATAATAAATTCATTCAGCGAAGCCCCCGCCTGCTTTGCTGCCATAGTGTAAAAGGCTTTCCGCCCCCGCCGCGCCCAGGGGTACAGGCGTTCATAATTTTCAGCATTGAACCCGCGTTTATAATCTGTCGGGTTGCTGTCCGGGTTTTTAGGCCGTCCCATGCTCTCACCACCTTTATTTTTTATTTTATCGTATGGCGGTTATTTTGTCTAACGTTAGACTGCACAAAAATCTGACGTTAGATTTATACATTCTGCCTATTGTATTCATCTAACGTTAGATGTATAATAGGTACATAAGGTAAAGCAAAACACACAGCCGCCCGGTTGCCGGGGCGTAAAGTTCGGCAACAGCGACCACCAACGGCTGAAAATTGGCGGGGTGAAAATCCGACATAACCAATCAAAACCGCTTGAATATATGGAGGCTGATATTATGACAAACGTTATTTATTTACAGGACTACCTTCCCGGCGTTCATTGCTATACCCCGGAAATGGGTGAAAGAAAGCCCGTTACCAAGATGGAAGCCCGGTTGTCCCACGACGGCAAGCATTATTTCGTAGATACCCCGTTAGAGCTTAAAGGCCGTGGTATTCTGGAACGTCCCGTAACATGGGTTGATGGTTGCCGCAAGCAGCTTGAAAACTGGCGTTCCTATCGCGTAACCCCTGCGGCCTTTGCGAAACTGGAAAAGCAATATTCTATTTCTATGGAATGTCTGCTTGATTGAACATATACCGGGGCGGCGCAAACCGCCGCCCCATCAAAACGAACGGAGGAAACAGAAATGATTATCAATGCAGGACAAATTAAAAAGGGGTCCCAGATTGCGGAAGCGGATGGCTTTTTATGGGACGTTGTGGAAATTGTAAAGGAAACACCCAAAACAATAACGGTCCAGCTATGCTCTGACTTTTCCAGTTTTGAAAAGCACTGGACAACAAAGCGGGACGGAACGCCCGGAGGCGTTATAAAGTCCTTTCGCAAATCCTCTAAATTATATAGTATCCTTTAACCTTCGCCGCCCGTTTGGGCGGCATTTTTCATCTAACGTTATACTGTATAATGATCTAACGTTAGATTTGTATAGTTTGCCTATTGTTTTTATCTGACGTTAGATGTATAATAGGTACATAAGGTAAAGGAAACAAACTAAACGGAGGTAATCAAAATGACTGAAACAATGAGCATTGCAAGCACCATTCTTGAACAGTTAGGGGGCATTAAATTTATTGCCATGACTGGCGCAAGCCACTTTGTAAGTGACGGAAACACTTTAAGAATGACGCTTCCCAAAAACGGAAGCAAGGCAAATCGCCTTTATATCACACTTGATGAAGGAACCGATACTTATACAATGCGGTTTTTCCGCTACACCGCACCGCGAATGAATACAAAAACTTTTACCTTTACCAGCGAAAAGGTGAAAGAAATCCACGAAGTAAGCGGCGTTTATTTCGACCAACTGCAACCCATCTTTACCAGCGTAACCGGGTTTGATACTCACCTGTAAAAACAAAAAAGCCCGCGGGGGCGCTGCTCCCGCGGGCTTTCCTGCTGTCCGAATCGGACTATTCCTTAATTGTGATTGTATCGGCTTCAGAAGGTGCTTCTGTACATAAAACAAATTTTCGGGCAACGTCCCCCATTGCAACAATTTCCTGCAAGTTCTCGTTTGTCCCCCATTTTTCTTTTGCTTCCGCAAGGACGGTTTCAATCATGTTGTCAATATCCTTTTCGGTGAAAAGGAATTTCAGCACGGCGGGCATACGCTGATAGAGCCAATCAGAAACCGCCGCATATTTAAGCGTGCCGGTCCCGCTGCCAAATTCCCGCTCCGCCTGCGTTACCAGCTTGAATAAAATGTTTTTCAGGATTTTTGTTTCCCCGCGCTTAATCAGCACGACAACCAGGGCAAAGAAACCCACGATAACAAGCACGCTGTCCCAATTCGCAACCAAAAACTTCATAATCTCCATTTTGAAATCCTCCCTTTACGCAATGACTTTGCAGGCAGATTCAGGAACCCACCCCAGCCCGTCAATATGTACGCCGCATTTGCGGCCCGGATAGTAATATTTAACCGTGTATGTGCCGTTTACGGTCTTTCCCTGCCCGTTCCCGTTGCTGTCCCGGTACAAAGGGCCGGAATACTGCACCCGTGCGCCCACGCGCATTTTAGGAGCTTCCGGCGTGCCGTCCGCTGCGCCGCCGATGGTCTGCACGTCCGCCGCATCAACCCACCCGTGAACAGTGGAGCCGCCGCCCGCCTGCTTGATAAGATGGTAAGGGTGTTTCGCGCCTTTTGAAATCGCTGTGATTTTCGCCGTTCCGGGCTTGCAGGCTTTCCCCGCCGTGCCGTTTGCGCTCGTATAATGGACGCTGCCCGTAAACCGCACCAAATCGCCCACAACGCCCGCAACCGGGGCGGCGGTATCATTTGACGTTCCGGGTTTTTGCGCCGTTCCTGCGCCCGCTGTGGGCCGCGTGGCGGCATCGTATTCGATATACGGCAACTTGCCGTGTTTCGTCCACCTGCGCCCGCTCATGCCCGCAATGGGGCCAATGTTCAAACAGGCCGTAATCTGCACCTTGTTTGCAAAAGCGGGCGTGCATTCAACCACTTTCCCGCCGCCGATGTAAACCCCGATATGCCCTTTAAGCCAAACCGCTTCCCCCGGCACAATGCCGGAAAAATCGGCGGAAAGCCCGGAACAGGTTTTAATCATGCCGTCCGCCCCAATATCGGGAACGCCGTTGACCGCATACCCCGCGCCGCCATAGGTCCGGGTGGCATCGCCGTTCCAGCCCCAAAGAATCCCTTTGATAAGGCAGACGCAATCAAAGCCGAAAACGGGCGGGGTCTTGTTTGCCGCCGCCTTAATCATTGCCGTTCGCGCCGCCTGCTTGTTATAGTCGTGGTTTGTGCAATACCTGGACACGTTCGCCCCGGTCAACGGCGCACCGAAGCACCCCATAACATACAGGGTCTTATAGTTTTCCGCAACATCAACCAGCTTTTCAACAAATACGCTGCTTTTCATTTTCCCGCTTCCTTCCTGCCCGCCCGTCGCGGGCTTGTCGTACTGTGTCAATGCGTAACACTCAATAATTTTAATCAACTGTTCCGCATAGTCCGGGGCTGTTGCATATCCTGCCGCCTTGATAGCCCTGCAAGCCGCTTTATAGTCCTTTTCCCCTATAACCGCCTTATAGCGGGGAAGGCCGGTCAATAGGGCGGAATGGTCCGCAACGGATTCTTCCCAGCTATCATAAGCGCGGAAAAGGGCCGTAATCGTGGTAAAATTCACGCCGTCATAGCATTCCTGCGTTTTGGCGCTGTAAACCTTCCCGCTCCACGATTTCCCGGCCTTGATTCCAAACAGGGCGTTTCCCTTAACGGTAAGGCCGGACTTGCCCCACCCGCTTTCAAGAATCGCCTGCGCAATAGTAAGGGAGGCTAACACGCCGCTTTCCTGCATGTCTGCGGCTGCTAACCCCCCTATCCTTTCAATAAAGGCTTTATGTTCATTTGTAAGCGCCATTTTAACCCCCTGTGATATTATTAAAATCAATCGGCGTTTCCGGGTTTTCCTTTTGGATTTTTAGCAGGTTTTCCGCCTTTGCTTTCCATGCGTAAAAGGCAATCGCGGTTGTTGTCGGCCCGCCGATGTACAAAAGCAGGGCGGATAATTGCCCCGTGTCAAGCAGGACAATTCTAATTCCCACAATCAGCCCGACAAAGTACGTTGCCATTACCAAAAGCAAGACGATTTTTGAAAACTCTGTTTTCCGCTGTTCCTGTTTCCTGCTGCGCCGCCGCTGCCGCAACTGCACCCGCAAAAGCAGGGCTGCAATGAGAAATCCGGCGATTATCCCCCCGGCAAGGCAAAGAAGGTAAAACATCGAAATTCCCCTTTACAAAAAATCATGCTCTTTTAGGCGGTCATTATATACCCGCTTGATATTCCCGATTGCGCAAACGGCGCGGTTATTTTGGTATTCGCTATGAGTTTCGCAATACCGTTCATAGAAATCTATTTCCGATAAAATCTCTATGAAATCCTCCCGCGTGTGCAAAATGTCCCGAAGCAGTTCATTGTTAAACTGCAAAATCCGCGCCCTGTGCATATCGGCGTTGCGTTCATCATCCATGCGTATATAATCGTCAAGCCGTTCCCGTGTTTCCCTTTGACCGGACTTGACTTCTTCAAGCTCCTTCAGCATATCCGCATTGATTGCCCGCCCGAACCATTTCGCCAAAGCTGACCAGGGATTTACTTTGATAGGGGCAATTTGTACCAGCGTAAGCAGGAGAAAGAGCGCCCCACCCCCATTCATAAAAATTTCTTGCATACTCATTTTTACCACCCCATAACATAATTTTTTGCATAGAAAAGCAGCGGTCATTACTGACCGCTGCTTTCGTTGCCTTGATTCAATTTTTCTTGCTGCGCTTGCGCTATCTTTTCGCTGTCCCGTTGCAGATAAAACCAACCGTCCACCCGTTCCGTTTCCGTGTACTCCCCGAAAATAGCCCGTTTTAGTTGGTAACTATCGCAATGCTTTAATATCCCCATGTAAGAATTGACCGTTTGCATTGCCCGTTCCAGCGATACTTCCCCGCGGGTGTATTGCTCTTGAAGCCGTTTCAACCGGCGTTTCATTTTTAGGGCGGTTGATTTTCGCAATTTTATATGCGTGGGCCATACTTTATACCCGCAAAATTCAATCCCTAACGTTATAGGCCGAATGCAGGTTTTATTATTCAGGTCCAGCCGCAACCGCGTTTGCAAAAAATCATCAATCGCCGCTTTCCATTCGTTAAGCTGCGCTTTGCTGTCACTTAAAATTATAACATCGTCCATATAGCGGACGTAAAAATGAATTTTCAGCGTCCGCTTGCAATATTGGTCCAGCTCATTCAAATAGAGGTTTGCGAACATCTGACTACTTAAATTTCCTACCGGCATTCCCTTATTGCTCACCCGTTCGCTTTTCTTTACCTCTCCGGGGTTTTTTCCGGGCGGCAAGCCGAAATTGGTTTCCTCACTGTTCACAATGATATTGAGCAGGTCAAGCATTCGCTTATCCTTTATCCGGCGTTGCAGGATGGAAAACAAAATTTCATGGTCTATCCGGTAAAAATACTTGCTTATATCAAGTTTCAGGTAATAATATTTTCCGCCCCGCCGGTCCACTTGCTGAAGCCAATAATGCAGGCGCTCAACCGCGCTGTGCGTGCCGCGTCCCTGTATGCAGGCGTAAGAATCCGAAATATACCCATTGACAAAAAGCGGGTGTAATACCTGATAGATTGCCCACTGTACAACCCGGTCTTTGAACGGCTGCGCCATTATCAAGCGTTGTTTCGGCTCATAGATGTAAAATTCCCGGTAACGGCCTAACCTGTATGTTCCATCTAACAACTGCCTTTGCAATAGGTGCAAATAATCTTCCAGGTGTGCGGAAAACCGCAATACCTCATATCTGTAACGCTTGCAAAGGCGGGCGTTCAAATACGCTTTATAGAGGTTGTCATAGTCCGTTACCTGTTCAAAAACGTGTTTTATGCTTTTCATTCCGTCACCTGCAAATAAAATTGCCGCGTGTGGCGGCGTTCGCCCTCTGGCTACTTGCGGCTTCCGCGGCGCTTTTATTTTTTTCCGGGTCAATCCGGCAAGGAAGCAAGCCCCTTTATACCCTTGTGCTGACCGCTGCCCCGTAAGGCTGCGGCATCTGACGCGGGGGTAGAGCGGCGCGGAAACCAACATCAAGATTAACGTTGGAACGGGCGCAATTCAGGTTGAGCGCGAAAACGCCCGCCGAAGCGGAATTGCCCCAATTAGAGCCGCCGCGCAAAGGCAACTACGGCTTGCCCCCGCCGATTTGCTGCGCCGTGTGTGGCGGCGTTCTCCTTTTGGTTACTTGCGGCGTTCACGGCGGTTTTATTTTCTGCCGGGTCAATCCGGTATGGAAATGAACCCCTTTATACCCTTGTGCTGACCGCTGCCCCGTGGGGCTACGGCATCTGACGCGGGGGTAAAGCGGCGCGGAAACCAACGTTAGCATTGGAGAGGGAACGGGCGTTATTGAGTGTAAGCGCGAAAACGCCCGCCGAAGCCTGATTGCCATAATTGCCGCCGCGCAAAGGCAACAACGATTCATTCCCAAAGGCTAATTTTTAAGTTTGCCGCATGTTGCAGCGTTCGCCCCACGGTTACTGGCGGCATCTGCGGCAGTTTTATTTTTTGCCGGGGTCTTTTTGGCAAGGAAACGGCCCCCTTTATACCCTTGTACTGACCGACGCCCCGTAAGGCTGCGGCATCTGACGCGGGGGTAGAGCGGCGCGGAAACCAACGTTAGCGCCAATGTAGGAACGGGCGTTGTTCAGATTCAGCGCGAAAACGC